AACCCATATCGACTCCAGCCATCGTTGCGCTTTTGGTGTAGGTTACGCTCGGAAGAAACGCTCCACCTTTGGAAGCGTACAAGCGAGCCGTCATTTGAATTTCGTCAGCCATGTTGTGTTAGGTTATCTGAGTAAACTAGGGTCTACGTTGTAAGGATATGCGAAAAGATCCCAAGCTGCAAACGTCCAAGTCTCATTGCGCTCTACTTGGTTGGTCTTAATCATCAGCGAGGTTGAGTCGTTTGTTTTAAGCCAAGCCCAAGCAGTTCCATCTGGCGTTAGGTTTGGATTAGCTGGCGGTCTTGGCATTACGTTTCTTACTGACGCAGGAAACAGATTATTGTTTGCGAGAACAACTCCAGAATACACCGCCGATATAATCGGTGGAGTTGATGGCAATCCGTTTAAAGCAGAGTAAGAGGATATGCGAGTCAGTGAAACTCGGTGAGTCTGAAAACTCGTTTGGCCTCTTGCAAGACGTTTTACCAATTGATGAGCCAGCGGAAACTGGCTTTCAAGCAGTGGCAACTTGTTGTTCTTTGGATCTTCTGCCGCTAACTTTATAGCGGAAAAGTACAATTCAGTGTCGAGATTCGTTTTTGCTTCAGCCCTAACTTGCGGCAGTTCAAACAAAGAAGCATCAACGTATTCAGTCCTGAACTCGTAACGCTGAGACGGTTCTTCATCTCCTGCCGGTTGCGGAGCGGTAGGATTATTGGTGTTAAAGTTGGTCCCAGAAAAAGTAACCGTTGCTTCAGAGTACGGACCCTTTTCAATAATTTGGTATTTGCCTCCAGCAATAACCCAGTTAACTGAAGCATTACGCAAAGCGTCTTTGCTTCCGCGATATGTGTAAATTATCTGCCTACCAGTACCATCACCTCCGCTGTATTCGCGGGAAACTTCAATGTATCCAAAGTCTTTATCTGAAAGATTTATGTCACTAGTTTTGATTGTAGCCATATTAGTCTTCTGTGTTTCTTGACGTCTTATCGGTATTCTTCACAATCATCTTCAATTGAAGAGTTTGTTCAATGGCTTGTCTAATAGCTGTATCTTGTGCGCCCTGAAATCCACTGAATCCACCAATGCGAGCAAGAGGATCTTGAGAACCACCAAGCGAAAACTTGTCTCCTTTAACCCTTTCAAACTGCGGTGTCCCTATAGCTGGAGGGTTCTCTCCTGTCTTTTCTGGTTGCTGATTAGCAAACTTTGCCGCTAAAGGGCTTTGACTAAAAGCACGGGCTGATTCCATAAAGCCTCCTTTTTGATTTGCTACTCCTGATACTGCAGAAACATATAAAGGCGCGGTAAAGAAGTTTCGTTTATCAAATCCATCAACGAAACTCCGGAAAGCTTCACCAGTAAGTTTAAGTCCCTCAGCCATTGCTGGAGAGCTAATGGCTTTTAACCTACGATATTGCTCATCAAGCAAATTGTTGCTTTTTGCTAGATCATCAATGTTTTTAGAAGAAAATAGATTCCTATTTGATGTGGTTTGATATTCAGCTAAAGCTGCCGCTGCTTTTCGTAACCCCAAACCATACAATTCAGTTATAGCTGTTGTGGTTTGTGCTGATTTACCTGATTCTTTATAAGCAGCAACAAGCTTTTGGCTTAGATCAAAATTTTCAATTTGAATATTGTTTAGATCAGACAAAGAAACACCGAGAGCCGCCATTCTTTTAATTTGAGCCTCATCTCCGCTTGTTGCTTCAATTCTAGCTTTTGCTGTCTTCTCAAGAATAGATGCAAATTGTTCAAAACTAACTCCAGTTTCACTAGCTAGTATTTGAAGTCGTTGAATGTTATCAGTGTTTACGTTTAGTTGCTTTGATAAATCACTTATGTCATTAGCCGCTTTTGCTACAGAATGAGCAAACGCAGTAACAGCCGCAACTGACAACGCTCCAGCGAGTTTGCTGGTGACAGCACTCTTAAAGCTGTTTCCAAACTTTTCACCAATGCTTTGAGCGCGTTTAACGCCCATCTCAAATTGAGTGGAATCAATTCCAAGCTTCACCAACATCGAGAGAATACCCATATCAGTTATCTTGTTGGTTTTGCCAAATGGCCTCGCTTTGCTCGTCCCACAACTGAACCTGACCCATCATCTCTGCGTGAGCTAGAATCAGCCTTTCTGCATCACCAAGAGGCATCCTGACAGCATCGTCTGGTCCAATGCCAATATGGAGACAACCAACAAGCACTCGCTCGGTCCACGGCATCGCGGGACGCTTTGATTTGGTTCCAGCTTCCGTCAGCACCTCGGGAGCGGTTGACTGCTCTTTGAGCCAAAGCTGGAACTTGTCGGACTCAACCATCAGATTCGTCCTCTGAATCCGTTTCCCCCAAATCCAAAGCGCGAGATCTCTCCAGATCGATTTGATTGATCTTATGGATTCCAGAGGAGGCTGTGAGCAAACAAGCACAGCCTCAGCTAGATCATTGGACGTAATCTCTCCACCTAAAACGTACGGGGATCGAAGTCTTTGCAGCAATATCGCGTGACCTACAGTGTAGGGGACAAGTCGAACCCCAAGCACCACTGGCGCTGGAGGTCCGCTCTCTGCGAGTATTCTTGCAAGTTCTGACACGATTACAGAGTGATCGCTGCGGTAGCTCCGTTGATACCAGCGTATTTCACGCAAGGGAGGCTCAACATTGCCTTTCCAGACTGAGTAAACTTAAGGCTTCCACCTCCAATGTAGATCCAATCACCGTTGATAGAGTCGCTTCCTGTAGGGGGAGTTCCCGCAGTGAATGCTGCTCCGATAGATATTGAATCTGCCGACGTGACGTTTACCCGTCCGTTGCCATTGGGAATTATCGCAGCAAGCAAAGCGTTCGCTGATGTTGATCCGCTTGGTATAATGTTAAAGGTTGCGGATAAGCGATCCCCTGCACTTACATTTGCAACCACTTCGCCAGATGAGTTTTTCACCTGTTCGGTGTCACATTCATGCGTAATGTCCATACTCTCAAGAGTCGCAATTCCCGCGACCAAAGGAAGAAGGTTTGCGGAATCGTAGACTTTGACGGTAGCTTTAGTCCCGAAGACTAGACCTAGACCTTTTGATGTTGCCATGTTTGGGTTTTATTGTTCGTTTGCTGCTGCGAAAATTGTCATGGATCGCGAAAAAGTTCTAGCTCTTTCGCTTATGTCGTTGATGCCGAAATCTACGGGAACCGCGAATTGCGCGTTAAAGCCTCCAGAGGGATCGGTGTCAAGTGCGTTGAGTTCCGCAATGTTGCCGTCAACATAGAGGTATTGCAGGAGATTCTCAAAGATTTGAACAACCGCCAGAGCTTGAGCCTCCGAGGTATCGTCTGCGGACAACTGGAGCGTAGCGGTTATGTCTATCTCGCAAGTGCGTTCTGTAGGATGCACCGGAACCGCAGTCGATGCGCGGACTACGATGCGCGGGAAGCTCGGCATCTGATCCTCTAGATCTTGATCTGCAAACGCACCGTGACCATAGCTTGTGAGACAAGTCGGAGTGCCAATAGGAGACTCTGACCAGTCTTCAGCGGCAAGCCAGTCAACTAGAGCGCGTTCTGTTCGTAGAGCTACAGCGTTCATGTGACGGTTATTCCTTTGGATTCAGACCCATCAAAAGCGGCTTGGAGTGCTGCGGCAATGTGGTTTTCAAGCTCACGCGCTTCATCGTTGTAAGCTTGTTGCATTGCTTTAGCATAGATCCGCTCCACGGTTCCAACTTGATTGTCGGCCAATCCAATGTTCATGCGGACATGGCTGGATGGATTGAATCCAGCTTTAGCGTTGAATGCGTAAGCGGAAGATCCTCGGTGCATCGCAACATTCTCCTGCGGCAAACCGTATTGATTGGCGAGATTGATCAACGCTTGGTTTCCAGCTACGGACTTAACGCCAGCAGATCCCTTCTTTGCGCGTCGAGTTCCGCCAAATTGTTGGAAGGATGGCGACAGCTTCTTGATTGCTTTGGTTACAGCGGACTTGAGGTAACCAACAGAACCAGCAGCGCGACGGCGTAAAGCTCCAGCAGCCTTTCGCATATCTGCACCGTAGAGACCGGGTTTTCCCTCTTTAGCGTTCTTAGCTTGAGCGATCAAGTGGACCACTCTTAATGCTCTATTTCTTCCAATATACTTTCCTGTCTTTTTGCTTTTACGCATCTTCAAGACATACCGATCTAAGTAATCTAAAACTTTGTTTCTTGACGCTTGTGGCGACTTTGGAGGCAGCAAGCAATAGAGCCGCAGCATTAAGAAAAACGTGCGAGCGTTGACCGCATCAGCAAGAGACCGCTTGGTCTTCGGGAGGTATTCCTTCCACGCAGCGTCAAACCTCGACGTGTCAACTGTAACGGTTGGAGTCATTTGGTTTTAGAGCCAAGTTCAAGAGCATAGTAAGCTCCAGATCCGTCTCGCTTGGCAGACATAATCCGCATCTGGCGACCGTCGTAAGTGAGAAGGCGACCTACCACCGGAATCATCTTCCCAAAAGTCAGCAGCAAGCGGTCTGTATTCTCTTGGAGGAGCAAGCTTCCACTCTCTTGCAAAAGCCGGTCAGCGGTGGAACCAACGTCACAAGACCAGACCGCAGCGTCTACTGTGACAAGCGTGGAGTCAGCTAAACGCCAGTCGGAGAACTTAACGAGAACTCGCGCTTGAACATTGTCCTGAAACCCACCGGAGATAACCGAGTTAGCGTCAGTGATCGCAGCAGGGAGACAGCGCACTAGCACTCCCTGCCACAAGAACGACGGGTTTCCCATCGCGCTCTGCAGCACAGACATCCCCAACTGGAGACTTGTGGCTATAAGGTTCACGAAGTGAAGTAAGTGCCACTGACAATGAGTCGGGAGGTTGCTTGTAGGTGATCAGCAAGACTAGTTGCGTCTCCATTCTCAAAATGCGAAAGCTCGCAATAGCTAGTGCCATTGATAGCTCTAGCGATCACAGCGGTCTTGGCTTGATTGGTCCCGTTATCAAGCCAGACAGAAAACGCTGCTTCGTACAAAACCGGATCAGGAAGAGTCAATCGAAGGTTGCCGGTAGCACTACCAGTAACGGAATTGATCGTCAGATCAACAGTAAACGTGCTGACAAAACCAATAGAAGTATGGCGAGCCGTGTTAGTAGTAAACGCAAACGTGCGACCACCACCGGAATCTGTGAGAGCGGGAGTCCACGCTGTTGGAGAAACCAACGGGAGCGCACTATACAACTCCGCAAAGTTGTCGTTCGCTTTGATCCAAGACCCGCGCAACGTATCACCGTTGTTGTCGTTTGCGGTTGATCCGACATTGATAACTTGTTGTGACATATCAGTCTTTGGGCAATGCGTACCAACCTTCTGGAAGCGTTATCCGGTTGCTAGAGCGAACAGATACACCGTCCGCTCCTTTGACCCATACTTTGGTTTTGACGCTCTCAGCAAGCCTTACCGGCTCACCGTGAGGCACCATAACCACGCGAGAACCACAACCGCAACTAGCGATCAGACTCAGCAATACGATCCAGCAACTTCTTTTTGAGGTCTGGATCTCGTTTTGCATCTTCAACGGTGGGAGGTGTTTGAACAAAACCAGTCAACCACTTCAGCAAAGCGGTTACGATCTGTTCGATGAAATTCACTCGGTCTTTTTGTCAGCGTCTTTGGCAGCGATCAAACCGAAGCCAATGGTCACAGCAGCAATGGTCGCAGCAAGATCAATGTTGGTCGTAGGGTCACCATCAAACAATGCTTTGAGCGCACCACCAACAGCGACGAGGATTGCGCCGACACCGGCGAGAGTTGTTTTTGTGTTTTTCATTTGGATTTGAACAGCCTATAGGCTCCGTAACAGGCGCAGGCTAAGCCAATGAGCGCAGTGATAAGCTGAACCCAGTCGGTAAGCCACGGAATAAACGAAACAGCGGTGGCACCTGCCGCTGCTGCTAGGGATAGTTGAGGGCTGGTGCTGCTGTTCGTTGGTTCCATTACTCGGTAGGCTGAACGGCTTCAACCACCGGATTGGCCGCTTTGTAAGCCGCGACAACCGCCGGAGTCCACAGCGCGGTAGCGATATTCACCACCTCAACCGGCTGACCAGTAAGGTCGTCACCGGGAACGAGCGTATACTGCGAGACAATCTCAGAACCGACAACCGCGCCGTCGCTGTCGTAATCAACGCCGGTCGTAACGAACAGCGAGTTGTTCTGGTTCACCTGCACTGCGACGATATTGACTGGTACGATCATTGGATGGTGGGGCTAGGGGTTTGGGCGGCGGCGTAGGCTGCGACAGCGGCAGGAGTCCAGACAGCGTTGGCAATCGCTACAACCTGCTCGGGCTGACCCGTAAGGTCTGAGCCGGGAGGCAAGCAATAGCGGCGGAATGTGGAAGCCTTCACGGCTTCTCCATCGACGATCTGGTCCGCTAGTCGAACCTGAAGGACGGTTGAAGGAAGAACCTCGCAAAGCGAGAAAATTGTGCGTTCGGTTAGCATAGGATTAAGCGGCGACGTAGGTTGCGCTAAAGATTATTGAAGTTGTTGCAACAATGGAGGTTATAGCGTAAAAACTAACAGTATCAATTGCACAAAATGCACTTGCATTAAATGATGCGTTTACCGCTGTTGCAGTAGCTTGGTTGGTGGCACTAAATGGCAAACCAGCACACAGAACTGAAGTAGCACCAACAGCAACACTGGTCGCACCTATAACAACACCATTTATAGTTACTAATCGTCCCACCTTTGTGTAAGTGCCAGAAGAAGAGAAAGCACCAACAACAGTAAGTCCTGAACCCTGAGTCGGAACCCACGTCCCCTCCTCGTAATCGTTCAGTAGCTCGGAGGTCATCGTTCCGCTGCCGCTCGTAGTCGCGGAGAAGTCGATGCCTTTGCCGGAAGTTCCGATAATTACATTGCCGTTAGTTAGAGTCGTATTCGTTCCCACTAGCAACGTCGTACCCACAGTAGCTGCACCAGTAACGCCTACAGAAGCCAACGTCGATACACCAGTCACACCCAGCGTCGTGCCCACCGTAGCCGCGCCGGTGATGGTGGCGGAGGCGAGCGTGGCGGTGCCGGATGCTCCGAGGATGTTGTTTACGCTGATCTTCTTAGTCGTACCAGATGCCGCCATCGTCGTGTCAGAGACATCGACTACCGGAAACATATCGTTGACTGGATCGGCAGCAGTCAGTGCCGTTAGTGCTGTAATTTTAGAGTCTGCCATAGGTCAGTTTGATTGAATTGCGAGTTTAAAGAGGTCTTCCTGTTGCAGAAAACCAGCGTCTTCACGCAACAGAGAGTCGAAAGTGCCAAAGGTGATGACGATCTTTCCGGTGCCGTCTTCTTGCAGCACAAAGAACTCGTCCTCTTGCAGGACATCTCGACGTAGCACCGGCGCATCAGTGCCACCGGCTTGACCGGCAAACAACCGATTCAGTGCTATGCCGATTGAGATCATTAGGCTCTGGCGTTAAACGCTACAACAGAACCGGATGAGATTTGAAAGCCAGTGATGTTGCCCACCAGCGGGAAGCCAGCAGGAATGGTCTTGGAGGTCCAAGTGCCGGATATTCCAAATCCAGTGATGCTGGTAAACACCGTTGGCTCAACGGGAATCAAGCCAGACCACGCTCCGGTTTGAGCGGCGGTGCTGGTGATGAGCGCGAAGCCTTCTCGGCCCATTGAATACTCGGTCGAAATGTCTGCTTGGACGGCCATAAAATTGTGTTTCGGTTAAAGGGAGGGTTACCAGCGTATCCGGTAACCCTCCCAGTTTTGGTTTGTTAACCCTTACGAATCTTCGGTGCTAAGGCTCCTTGTACCCACAAGATAAGCTTGCCTCCTTCAGGAACAGAAACAGTGTTGAAATTAGTGCGTTGGAGAGTCGCATCAATTTCGGGACCAGCCAGCAATTTAGTTTTGCCGGTCTTGTCCACTGCTATGGTGGTTGCAATACGCATATCCTTAAGGATTAAGCGGGAATGAGCAGCTTACCCTGAGTGGTGTCAGCGGCAGCGGCTCCAAACATAATGTCATACGAAGCCATGTGAGCGCGAGTCGAACGAGAGTACCAGACAGTCAGCAAAACCGACAGACCGTTGCTCAACTCGACAGTACGCTGCTCAACAAACTCGCCAGCGATCATCCCAACCGGCAGACCGGAGACAACCGCGATAGAATCAGTACCACCAACGAAGCCCACGGTGGTAGCCAGCGCACCAGTGAAATCGTTCTGCTCCATGATTCCGCTAAAGCCAAACAGACCGTTGTTCAACGGGCCAAAGCGAGCGTCAGGGAAGTTGGTACCAGAACCCAACAAACGAGCGAGATAAGCACCATCAAGCAAAAGCTGCTTGTTACGGAAGTTCTTCGCCAGAGCCAAGATCTGCGGCAAATCGCTAGTGTCGAAGTTAGCGGCAGTGCCAATGATCCCACCACCAGCGGCAGGAGTACCATAGTTCGCGGAGGTCATCACTGCGGTCACCTTCTTGGAGATCGCCAGCGCGAAGATTTCAGCGGAACCCTGAGCGAGATCGCTAATAGCGTAACCCTGATTCAGTTCCTGCTGAGTGACGGTAAAGGTCTTGGTGATCTGATTGACGCTTACCTGAGTGTTATCAAGAGTAGACTCGTTGTTTGAGCTGTTCTCAAAGTCAACGAGATTGTCTTGAGCGGCATCACCAGTGGTGAACTTTTTAACTTGTACCGTTGCGCGGGGACGCAAGTTATCCAAACCAACGTTGCGAGTAAAACCAGCGATCATCGCCAGCTTAGTGGTAGCAACAGTGATAACCGCATCAGCGAGATAATCGACAACGAGCGCAGGAGTAAAGCTGTTGCCGTTTTGCGGAGCAAAGATCGAGGATTGACGCAGCAACTCGTTGTGGTTCTGGACTCGGAACGAGCGACGATCAGCACCAGCCTTCATCGACCTGTACTGCTCCAGCAGCGGATTGCCCATGTTCTGAATCACGGGGCGAACCGGATCAGGAGCAGGGGCGGCGGTGGGCGACTTAATCGAAGCTTCCAGAGCGGAAAGCTTCGCGAGAATCGCAGTGAGATCAACGGGAGCGGCAGGAGCAGCCGCAGCCGTCACAGTAGTAGCAGTGTCAGACATATGTGTGTCGGTGGTTTGTGTTGGTTGCGGCGTGGAGTCCACGCCATTTTTGCCGTTAGCGGTTTGGCTATTAGCAGAAAGCTTGTCGTCTAGGGATTCGTCTTCTTGCTCTTCTTGACGCTCAATCTGAGCATACAGAGCATTGAACCAATCGCGTCCAGCAGCACCTCCCCAGAGGTTTGCTGCTACGTCCGCAGGAGTATTAGGTTCCGCCTCAAGAAATCGGCCATTACGCGCCCACCAATTGTAGGCTTTATCAACCTTATCTGCGGTAGGAGCTTCGCCAGAAATCAGCGACTTAGCATCAGCTACTGTAGCGGGTTCAAGACCGTCACCAGCAAGACCATCCTCATATTGCTGGATACCTTTTTGAAGGTTGTTCTTAACCGTTTCAGGAGCCGTCTTTGTGACAGCGCGAGGATGCCATTTAGCGGCCATTGCCAATTGCTTGATGGGTTTGTCCACCAAGCCAAAAGCAAGAGCCTCAGCGGTGGTAAACCAAGTTTCCGCTTTCATTGCAGCGCGGATAGACTCAGCGGAGCGTCCGGTCTTCTTGTGATAGACTCCAACCAATACCTCAGCGTGTTGATCAAGAGCTTCGGCCATCTTCCGCATATCCTCGCTCGTACCAGAAGCCATTCCTGAGGGATCGTGGATCATCATTAGAGCAGCGTCAGCCATCTCTACGCGATCACCGGCAAGAGCGATAATTGACGCAATGGAAGCCGCAATGCCAACAACCCGAGTGGTCACCGGAGCTTTGCGACCGCGCAACTGGTTGTAAATGCTGAGACCATCCCAGACATTACCACCGGGAGAGTTGATCTCTACAAGCAGCGGACCATTGCCAATCTCGTTGAGTACATCCGAAAACTGCTTTGCAGATAGACCGCTTCCACCGTACCAGTCTTCGCCAATCTGATCAAAGATTTGAACGGTAGCAGGATCACCGGCAGCGTTTGCTGGAGCGTAGTAAAGCCAATCAGATTTTTTAGTGAAGCTCATTCTGTTTTCTTGGCTCTCGGCTTGCGTTGCTTTTTGATGGTAGCGGTAATCTCTTCCTGCTCTACAACAACAGGTTGCGACCCACCTTCTGACGGAGCAACTGGAGACGGAGATTCAGAAGGATCGCCTTCAATGTCAATAGCAGTTGCAACACTAGTTGCTGGACGCTCTTTCTGAATCACCGAAATCTCAGATACATCAACGCCATACTTCGCAGCAAGTTGACGTACAAACAAAGCTTGTTGAGCTTTTGACTCTAAAGCAGAACGCCAATCAAGACCACGCGCACCATAGACCTCGTCAAAGGTAACAACTCCCGCTTCCAGTTCTGCCAATTGAGCCGCAGAATTACGGCCAACGTCAACATTCGGGGAGCGCGGAGCGGTAATTGAGACTTCGTACCAATCGCTAGGAGCGTCGTTTAGTGTGGGATCGTTCTTGATCGCGTACTCCATCGCGTACTCGTAAATACGACGAGCCGCTGAAGCCATAACTTGATGGCGAGAGCGGAACCATACAGATGACATATCTAGCGCACCGCGATAAACGGTCCCCTGCATTGACTCTGGGTAAACCAGAACGTAAGGGATACCAACGCCAGCGCAGACCTTTTCGGTCAATTGTCGCCAGTACTCCCGCATATTGACACCGGGACGCTCGGTCGCAAACTGCTCGAAACTGTCGCCGTTTTTCATCACCTTCACGCCAGATCCAAAGACCTGTTCGTAATAGTTCTCGGCGGTGTTTACGCTCGCTCCAGCAGTACCAGCGCGGAGGTTGCTGGCTTGGATTTCACCAGCGTCAGTCTTAACAATCTGAGCAACAGACGCGCCAAGCTTGCAAGCTTCCATCTCCAGCTTTTGCAGATCATCTAGATCGTGCAGATCGTTGATAACCGCCGAGACAAACGGAAGACCTCGGAGTTGACCGGGACGATTCGGTTCGTAGATATGGACAACCGAGTCAGAAGGAATGGAGCGAACATCAGTCAGGTTACCCTGAGTTTTTTCCGATCCAATAAAATATGAAATGGCTCGTCCAGTACGAGGATCAAACCGGATACCGTCAAACACAGTCTCGTCTGCTTGCATCCCTGCTGGAGTGGCAATGGATTGAGCTTCGATCAACTGCAATCGGGGTTTGCCGGTCTCTCCTTTGGTCAACAACAAGAACGATTCGCCATCGTAGAACCAGCCGCGAGCGGCTTGCCCCATCAGAGTGGAGAACGACTGCCGAGAACCGATATCGGGATAACGGCTCCAGACATCAAACCACTTCTTGGCTTTGAGATTCCAAGCGGAATCACTAGAGGCTGGTTGAACCGAGAAACTAGAGCCAACAGTGTAGCTCTCAAACAAGTCGCCAAGCCTATTTAGAACAGCGTTGTTTTGCTCAAAAAAGCGAGACTTGCGAACGATGGCTTGACGGGTCGCGCTCGTAACATCAAACCGCGCAGAAGTGTAAGACGTATCGAGATACGAACGACGCAATGACTGACCGGCTCCTTCGTATTTGTTAACGGGAGCAGGAAACAGCTTGTTCGCTATGTTTTGAAGAAAGCCCATTAGCTCATTCGGGTTGTGGCTTCACGGCGGAATTGCGTGAAATCCCCATAATACCGAGTGGTTGAAACCAGAACGGCGGTCAGCATCTTGTTATAGATCTGGAGATCGGTGGGGCTAGCGATCCCATCACCAGCCAAAAGTGTAACCGAGTAATCGTAATCGGTTAGCAGAGACTCCCACATTTGCAGCATCTCGATTGGTGCTGCTGTACCCTTGCCGGGTTCAGCGAACTCAACGGAAACGTCAGAGCTAGAAGTACTGCGGACCACATTCCCGCTCTCCATCGAGTTAGCGGAAACAGTCAGCTTTGCCGTCAAAGCCTCAAGCAATGTTAAAGCGGCTTTGCTCGCGTATGTGGTACGCAAGTATGACCGCTTAGTTGCTACTGTGTATGTGAACACTTGCGCGGACTATCAACAGACCACCAAGTTTGTCAACCACTAGAATTTTCCGAGGTACTGGAAGTTAGGTCTCCCCACAACATTACCATCGCCAACTGCATGATCTCGCAATCGTGCAAATGGTCAGGCCAACGAGTGTTTCTCTTGAACCACAAATGTTTGATCCTACCGGAGCGGTTAGCCGTTGGTTTAAGAAGATGGCTGTCTAGATGCTTCCAATAGGTATCAGAATCGCTCGCAAAAGCCCCTTCAGCGTCTAGCGGAGCGGGTAGGCTACAAACACTCCATTGATGAGTCTCGGTCCCTTTACGGAGCCGCTGGAGCACCTCCCGCATATGCTCGGTGTCAAAGACAAGCAGAGGCTGCACAGCGTCCGTACGCATTGAGGTTGACGTTGTAATTCCAAATGGATGGATGGAGCCGGTCTTAGATGTAAATCTAGCTCCGGTCTCGCGTCCTTTCATCGGCAACCAGCCGATTAACATTGGCTTTCGCAGACCTCCCTCTGGCGGATACCGCAGACCGCAGGGATAGTTTATTGGGCTTCCGCTGCTCTGCGAGAACTCAGCGCAAGCATCGTAGACCGCTTGAGTGTTATAACCGGAATCAACGCCAACATCCATATCGTGGACGTTGTACTGGAGTTGAATCCTGCGGAGTGCGGCAAAATCATCAGCGTGACCCGCTCCAACAAGTCTAGAGTTGCCTTTGCTCCATTCTCGGCAGACCCACCACAAGAACGGAGCGGCAGCTTGTACGTCAGCGGTCAGATATCGTCTGGCTTCAGGGATTCCAGCATCAGACACAATCTCGACTCGGTCCTGTTGGGTCTCTTGGTTTTCCCACGGTTCCGACAACATTCCGTTGATGAATCCCTGCAATCCCATCATTGAGCTTTTGGCTTCCAAGAAAGCGACGGCAAGATTTCCCCAAGTACACTTTCGATCTGGGGAATACAGAGACGATAGGTGGTAGGATCTTACGCTCGGGAGACTGGCTTTATTCTCCGAGATCCACTTGCCATGCCGTAACCCTGCGACTTTCTGGCTGTCGCTTATCTTTCCCTGACACAATTGGCAGACGTAATGGGCGGTAGTACGGATGCGTTGCCAGTCGGGTCGTCCATCCTCAAGCTTCTCGTTTTCCCAAGTGACTTGTCGCCACTCCAGCTTGATATGCTCTCGGCAATATGGACACGGGATGTAATACCTCCGCTGGTCTCCTCGTAGATATCGCTGCCAAATCC